TTTTGCGCGGGAGCATCCTGACGCAACCAACCCATTTAATATCCCTCTCCCTTCAGCAAGTTCCATCTTGCTCTTTCCTTCTCCTTGAGATGGTTCTCTATATAGTTGGTATCTAATTTTCCCAATTCAGCGGTTCCGTTTTTTATGAGGTTTTTAGTCAGTGCGTAAAGTTCCTCAAATTTTGTGCCGCTATTAATCTCGTTGTCTATTTCTGAGACAACTTCCATAGTTGCGGTTTTACTAGGCGTGTATCCGTAACCGCTTTTTTTGGATGAAGATGAACCGCTCGAACTCCTACTGCCACCACTCCCTCCTGAACTACCCGACTTTGCTAGTGCCGCCTTCCTGTAAGCCTCATCAGCCTCAAACTGGTCTCGCTGCAAGTTTAGTTGAGCCATCCTGTATGCTTCATCGGCAGTATAACCCTGCTGTTGGAATTGTTGCTCCCACAGAATTGCCTTTTGTTCTGCATCAAATTGCTTCTGTTGCCACTGTTGCTGTAAATCCGCTAACTCTGCATTCTGGTCAAATTGAGCTTGCCTAAAGGAATTATCAATCCCCTGCTGTGATAAGGTATCAGCCCTTGTCTGAGCCTCCAAGAACGCCTTCAACGCCCCACTAGCCTTCTCTGACTCAAGTTGATTCGTCAAGCTCAAAGTCCCATCATTGTACTGCTTTTCGCCTAACTGCAATTTCTCCGCAATGTCATTGAGTGCCGCCACCCTCTGAGCATCAATATCGCTCGATTGATTCGATACGTCTGTCTCGAACTGATTCTGTGCGCCTGTAATGCCTGATATAGCATTTGAGCGATTGAGGTCAACGCCTAATTGCTCTGAGCGATTGAATCCTGAGTTATAACGCCCTGTTGCCGCCATAAGCTCTTTTACTCCACGAGAAGTCTGTGCCGCATCAGCACTCGCCGCATTACGTTGCTGTTGGAATTCAGGTAATCGAGCATCACGAACTGCATTGAGTTTGTTTGTGGCAGAGTTGTAATTATTGGCAACAGTAGATTTTTGAGAGTTGAGTGCTTGCGAATTGCTCTCCCACGCTTGACGAAGTGCATCTTGTTTGGCTTTTGCGGCTTGTTCAGCGAGCATGTTTTGGTATTTGGTGAGAGAGTTTTGATAGGAGGATTGAGAAGGGGATGAACCACCTCCACCGCCTCCACCTGAACTGCTACCGTATGAACTGTATGCTTTGTCATAGTCAGCACGCGAACCACTACCGGTAATCGTTTTGCCTGATGCGATATCTTTAATAGAGTAATTCCCTGTCTTTGGGTCGTACGAACTACTCGATACCATCCTTATGCCGCCGTTGGTAGCCATGTTTTCGGTTCCTGCTATTCCTGCGCCTTTCATGTTGCCCTTTTCATCATAGTCTGTGTATGAGGTTTTGTTTTCGTTATAAACTCGTTTTGTCGCCATAGTTCACCTTCCTTTCGGGAAATAAGAAAAGAGAGGCTTTTACCTCTCTTAAACTATCGGAACAATCTTATCTTGAAATCCATCAGCCACAAGTATTGAGTCCACCGTATCCTTCAATGGTAAGTATTTTGTAATCTTAAAAACCGCTAAATAGTCTAATCTTCCCTCTTCGATTCCATTAGCTAAATATAAAGCCATGTTTAACCACTCCTTCTAATTCTTTTAGGGGTTCATTACGATAAAATCCACTGCACCTTGAAGTATGGCGTATTTTTCTTTAAGCAATTCTAATTCTGTTGGCTCTGGTGGTGGTAATGGCGGAGTGTTCTTGAGCGTGAAGTTAACTCCGTCATATTCGTACATTGTAAAGTTTTGGACAATATCATCATCAACTTCAATGGCTATATAGTTTAAATTTGGGTATATCTCATCTGCGGTTAATTCTCTATCTGCGGTGCATACCCCCATAATATTGTTATCTGAATCAACAAAAACATATTTATTCATAATTCCTCCTACCACGCTATCTCTAAGTAGTTTGCTGTTCCCGGGCTATCCAGTGAACACGTCACAATTCTTGTAGATTGATCGACGGAACAAACAATATGCTTTATCGCGCCAGTTGATGTGTCTTGGAATGAGACATCCTTTACACTGACAAAATATATATAATTGGCATATCCCGCTGTTTGCGGTATGGCAGCCCCATTAGATATCGTACCTACCTTTACGGATAAATCTAATTGTGATGCAACAAGTTTACCTAAGCCATTCAATGATGCCAAACCGTCAATCTGTGCTTTACTTGCCTTAAATGCCGCATAATCAGTTATATTTAGGGTGACTTTATCCTTTATCTGCCCCGCCGCATCCGATAACTTAACATCCGTCAACGACCCATCGGTTATCTGACCCAATATCGCATTGACAATCGCTGTATAAAGCCAATTATCTTCGCCTGTTGAGTTAAGTAAATCAATCAGACCATTCACAAATACCCTGACTTCCTCCGACTGAGCATCTAATTTCTCCCACACTTTAGCAGGAGATAAGACAGAGTTTAGGTCATATGGTTGCCCAACAAACTTATCTGTGATTTCCCCCATTTTTGGATATGCCATTATTCAACCACCTCACTTAACACGTTTCCTCATACTGTAGCTAATCATAGCCGCCAACATCGTCATGCCACGATTGAGCATGTTGTTGCGGATTTTAAACGAAAAATACTCCGCCTTCACCCCTATCTTCTCGCTCTGTGATTCGGGATAATCGGGAGCGTCAGACCCTGCATTGAAGTACGCTGCATGGAAGTATCGAGCATCAAAACCACCGACTTCCTGAACGATAGGGATTTCCTCTTCTCCTCCGTCAGAGATAAGCGTTAAAGTATGCTCTGTGCCAAATCCTGCCTTAAATGTCAGGTTGATTCGCTCAAACTTCTTAATCCATTCCCTGCCACCTAAGAACATCAGGGGAGCTTGCCACCATGCATCTATAGCTACATTATCATCGGAGTACGGATTATTGTCTACAGGTTGTTGTTCCTCATAAAGCATACCAATTGCATTATCACTTATATAAAGAACATCAGAGCGCGTAATAAAGCCTCCTGCTTTGCCGTATAGCCCAGAATAGGGATACCAACAAAACACATTGTTCGCTAAGTCTGAGTAGTCTAGGTCAAGCACCCATACTTTGTCTTTTACATGGAGTAGATACTTATTGTGGTACACCTCGGCATGAGCATTTTTCAAATCGGATTGAGTGTTGTCAAGCAAACCACTTGCTATGCCATTACGTCCGTTGATATTACGCGATACCATTTTGCAGTTCGCTTGCCCTTTGACTAAGCTAGGCCATGTCCATACAACACCCTTGTCTGAGAGGGCTAGAAGGCCATTCTGAGCAGGGTGAACCGTTCGTGGTGCAATACATCCAAACTCATCATTAAGGCCGTATGTCGGGAAGCTAACGTCCCCTGATGAGCTAATATCAATCTCTGAATACCATTGACTTGTTTCATCGCCAGGTTGCTTGTAAGTGATAAGATACTCGTTCATCCTGCCCCATCCTGAGATTGCCCTAGCATCACCACCTACGCCGAAATCATCATCTTGAGGCCAATACGTTGGGTCATACACTGAGCAGAATCGAATGAGGTTGGGATATTCAGGATGTCCTGAAATCATCACTCTTGAGTCGTTTTTGCCGCCATACTCAATTGCCATCGTGCATTTGGTAATGACGGTTTCATCCATGAGGGCATCGGCTTCGAGTTGAATCTCTACATTGTCTGTGCCAAGAATAGGAGCAGTAGAAAAGGTTGCCTTCCATGTTGTCCTGCTAAAAGTAAAACCACTACCCTCAACCATTTCTTCGCCATAAATATAGGCTTTGAAAAGATTAGCAGAGAGAGTGATTTTTGTTTTGCCATCTTCTTGATATTGAATGCCACATTGATACTCGGTTGCTGTCCCATTGGAAGAAAAGGACTCTCGCCAAAAGTCAGATAGATGATTGAAGTTCTCATTTGGAGTTCCCTCTGTGCCATCAGGCTTTTTACCCATTGCTACTACAGGAACATAGGCTAGGCTTTTTACCGTAGCGACAGGGTTTGTACCATCATAGTAGAGGAATTCAGTACCGGTTAGGAAATAGCACTTATCACCGACATCAAAGAATGTTACTAGGGCATCAGCAAAAGTCAGAACCGAACCTGTGCAGAGGTCTGTTTTTGTGTCTTCTGCCTCATTGTAGGAGTAGAGCTTGCCACCATGGGCAATAAGAAAAATCGGCTCGTCTGAACCGATTCTGTAGTATTCATGTGTGCCGCGGATTGGAGTATCGCCCCATGAGGTTGCATTGACACGGGAGAAGCCAAATCTTTTTGTGGGCACTGAACCCCCATCATAGTTGCAGTTTTCCATAGATGGCGATTGGGAAGGTCTGATCTGATCGGGAGCGACAGCTATATTCATGCCCCCCGAGAAGCCATCAGCAAAATCATATACTTGAGTTGCTATTTAAATCACCCCCTTATTTTGGGCAAAAGAAAAGAGCCTATTTGGCTCTTGGTAAAATGCGTTTTTTGTGAAATTTAGTTTCTACAGCGGTTGTGGCCGCCAACTTGGCATCCCAACCTCTTCTTAATCTGTGCTTTAGAGCGTGTATGGATATATTATATTTTTCGGCGATTTCATCGGCACGCATTTTTTCTCCATCTATAGTATAGAAAGGCGTATTCCTCCTGTTATTTGCCTGCTCTTTCATAGTTGCCCATCGGCAGTTTGATTTTTCGTAATTACCGTTGTTATCCTTTCTTTCAATACTTAATGTGTCATCATACCCATCCTTCATATCTTCCCAAAAACCTTCAAATGTTAGCCATTTATCACACACGCTTATGCCTCTGTTGCCATAGTTTACATAGTTTGAATTGTTATTATTGCAACATCTTTGAATAATACTATGCCATATGCCATATTGTCTCGTGCGGCTCATTCTGTGTCCACTTCCACGGCTACAACTACGTACTTTTCCGGCAAACAACTGGGAAGAATTCCTTGATGATATGTTCCCACAATCGCATTTGCACTTCCAATAAATCCTTCCATGCTTACTAGTCTCAACTTCATCAATTTCCATGGCTACCAATTCCCCAAACCTTTGACCAGTGACATCCCTTGCTCCCTTATGCTTTTTTAACACAACAAAAAACCACCCTCCGTAAAGTAGTTGCTTTTCCGCGAATTATTATGTGGGAAGGTACACGGATACCGTTCGAGGCAAGGAGCTACCTTGCGTCTATCCCACGTCTATATTGTAACATAAAACAACCATTATTTCTACCAATTGAACAGGTTTGCCATAGTTCCGACATGGGAAGAATTACTTGAAATTAGGTTCATTCGCTTCTCTGTGTATTTTTTTAAATAACCATCGCCCCTACCTTCTTCCTCGCTATTCTGGATGGTTCCGGCTATGTTGTATGCCAAGATTAATGCAGCATCATCCCTCAAATCAATCTCTAGCTCATCGTCAGTCGCCTCTACACCAGTGAATGTCAATAGATTTGGTTTGCGCCAGTACCTTATAAGTAACTCCGATGGACCTTCAAATGAGTTGAAAAAAAGTTCATTTTCAGGAGTCTTAATTAAGTTGGTGTAGGGAACGAATTGCCGAGCATCCCTTCTAATCTCCGCATAATTAAGGTCGAGGAAATCAGTAGGAGTCTCAATTCTACGCCAGGGGGAATGGGAAGGAATCGAGTTCACATCAGGGAAGCTGTATGGGTAGAGTACGAAATTCCTGAACAAATAAACGTAATCGCCCGTAAATCTTAGTCTCACTGTGTTTGTGGGTAATGATGGGGATATGAGTCGCTTGTACTCTGTAAAGGTAGTGACAGATGATTCTATGGTTATCGTTTCGAGAGGGGTGTAGGTTGTGCCATCGGAAGTCTCCTCGATAATTATGTTTGCAGGACCCGTTGATTCAAAAGCGCATGATTTGGCATTGCCTAGTACGATGGAGAAGTCTATGGATGGAATATGCTGTCGAATTGAACTAGTATCGTCGTAGAGAGAGTTCTTGATGGGGTTATGAGGGACGAGGAGGGTTTTGGGGAGCTTTGCAGTTGTGGAAGCTAATTCCATGATGGATTCGTTGCAGACTTGTTGAATTTTGAAGCCGTAGTCAGCGACTTTGATTGGGGCCAAGACGTTTCCCCTTGAGCTGTAATCATCTAAGAGCTTGAGAACTGAACGCCTTATTTCTCCGTACTTAATAGTCATAGCAAACCTCCTTTCAGGTATAAAAAATAACCGCCCGAATGGACGGTTTGGGGAACTAGGACGTTTGTATCTTTAGCGAAGGTTAAATCACCGTTCTTGCTAATGATAGTGACCGATAACGAGGATTTGTTAAGCCCTCGTACCACTCATCAATCGTGACACATTTAACTTTCCTTGCCACGATATAATCAATTAACCCTTGAAAATTTGCTATAGACCAATTCCCGGCAGATGGGGTTAATTCTATTATATGGAAATACAACATTAATGTTCCCTTTGAGGCAATAGTGTTGTCAATTAATGCTTTAGCGGTGTCAAGGGTGTCCGTCTCTAAGGAAGTCGTTGCGTTAAGTTCATAGTAATTATCTGTTGGAATATTCGTCCTATTGTAGTTGGCGGCTCGACCTGTTTTCATATCTAGTTGAGCCATAGCTTCAAATACAGTACTGTTATAAAATCCAGCAGGATAAGCTATGTGTCTTGCTCCTCTGGTAAACCCGTTTAATTCAAGCCAATCCCTACAGCCACCTATGCTTGCCATAACTGCGGCAAGGTCTGGTTTTTCGGTTAAATAAACATGGTCGGCTGTATGATTTGCCATTGTCCAACCAGTCGCTTCCATCTCCTGCATTTGGGTTAAAGTAATATAGCCATCTGTACCAACGGCATTAGATATTGTATAAATAGTTCCATTAATACCCCTTGGTTGCATATAAGCAAAGGCTTCGGTATATTGGCTTAACCAACCATTGTCAAACTGCACACAAATTCTGGGTAAACCATCAACCCCAACAGTAAGGCTATCGAATGAAATATTGGCAGTTTTACCTGCGGCTGCAACTACTCTGACTCTTAACTTAATCATGGTGTTATCCCATGATTCACCGCCGGAGTTAATAAAATCATCCTTACTAAACTGTACACAATTCCAGCCATCTGTTAATCCATAACTGATATCGTATTTAAAATATTTACTAAAGTTGGACGTTGACGAGAAATATAAATCAATATTAGCTATGTCGTAGGCAACAACAGTCCCATAGCGGTTCATTCGTATGATAAGTCCTGCTGGTTTATATAACCATAGTCTAAACACATCAGCACTAGACAAATTAGCAGAAATGGTCTTATCAGCACCAGCATAAGATGCAACGCCCTCACGTACATCAGCAGTTATTTTTAGTGATTTTGTCCCTGTTTTATAGTTTGCAGTATCTGGTGATATAGAACCATATCCAACAGTCTGTTGATATAAAACAAAGTCCTCAAATGTCTCAAAGTCCTCAAATATTGTACCTTCGTTTTTGGTGTAATTTTGCGGTAACGCACTCCTTATCATATCATATCACCTACACATTCAACGGTTGTACTTTAACCGTTACCGTTGCACCGTCTGCATCTTCTGTAGCAACAATCTTAATATAGTCTGGAATACCCTTAAACAAAAATATCCTACTCGCATTAGTTTGATGAAACATCGCTACCATTGAGCCAGTATTTGCTTGCTCGTAGCAATCAACAAATGTTCCACCACTTACCATGCAACCTTGTACTTTAAACGTCCAGTTGAATGTTGCGGATAGACTAGCCTCAATTAAGACTGCATTATATCCCCTACAATCAATTTCGGCAGACGTTGCTGTTGCTACGATGGCTGAATGTGCTGTAACAATCCCACCTTTACCCATCTTATCGACATTAATACTGTCAAAATCGGAATCTAATGAGGTTGCCATATCTACAGGAAGGTTCGCTAAACTCCCAACTACCATAACAGGAGTTGACCCATCGCTATTATACTTTTGGTAATTTCCTTGTTTGTCCCAATTTGCTCCCATGTTTAACCACTCCCTTTTTAGGTTGTTTTGGCTTTTCTGCTTTTTCTACGACTTTCTCAGGTTCAACAACTACGTCCATCGCGACCGGACGCAGGGATTGAACTGATTCGTTGAGTTGTTTGAGTTCTGTGAGAATGGCGAATAGGAGTTTGTTTGTGTCGCCTACGAGATTTTCAGGTTTGATGTTAAACATAAATACCTCCAAAAGAAAAAGGGAGCGTTATGCCCCCTTAGATTAAGCGTCACCTGACACTCTGACGAAATCTGTGCCATTACCCATGACGATAGCTGTTTTTCCATTGGCGACCGCTATGCCTGTTTTGCCTGCCGCCTTAATCGTGACGATTTGACCTGTTGCATTAGAGAGGATATAGACCTTTCCGACTGTTGGGGTTGCGACTGCTGCACAACCTGCATCAGATGTTCCTGTTGCAGTTAGGATGTTGGCGTTCATTTCTGCTACTGTTAAGGCCCAATCGACATGACCGGTTCCATAACTGTGAGTCGCTACGCCAAGGGTTAGAACGGGGGCTGTTAGGGTTTTGTTGGATAGGGTTTGGGTTTCGCTAGGGAGTACAACGGGTTCTTGTACGCCAGATGAGTTTGCTGTGTGTAGCATGATGCACCTCCATAAAATAAAAGCACCCCTATTGGAGTGCTTTTGTTAAATACTTGTATTTTTACCACCCATATGATATACTGTACGTATAAACGTATGGAGGTATGAAATGAAAAGAGTAAAGTTTACTACGACATTCGAGGAAGAATTACTCAAGAATCTTAAAATCGAATCTGTAAATCTCCGCACCGATGTAAATGTTATTCTGGAAAAAATCACCGATTGTTATTTTGCCGACAAGGAGTGCATAAAAGAAATACCAAATAACCTTAGTGGAGTGTACTTTTTCTACGATGGTAACGATGAACTTTTATACATAGGAGTTTCTAAAGACTTGAGAACAAGAATGATGTGTCATTTTTCAGATTACGGACACCTTGGGGAAAAAGTGAAATCTGTTTCTAAGATACAGATATTCCCCATTGATGATGAAGATGAAGGGCACATTGTAGAGGAAGAATTAATACAAAAGCTTCATCCCAAATTAAATAGGATTAAAAATTTTAGTAACAAAATAATTGAAGTAAATAGAGAGACTAAACAAAAAGTCATGTTAAAGCAAGTTCCTATTAGGCTTGAGGAAGAATTCGTAAAAAGGATTAAGAAGATTTGTCTAGTTAAGGGAATGACTTTTCAGGATGCAGCAAAAGTGTCATTAGAAAAATGGGTAAAGGATAATGAGAGTAGCTTAAAATAGCTACTCTCATTTCTTATCCTAGGCCGGAATACTGAATTGGAAAGGATGCCACGAAAATGCGCCCATAGATAGCCACATGAGGGAACCTATCGTCCAAGTTTGGTCACTGTCCGTTTTCCATGAAATTAGCTCGTACTCGTCACCGGATTCTAATCTGTTAATAATTTTGAGACTTTCACGGGCCGCTTGCTCATCAACAACACACCACGGTTGACCTGTTTTTCCGACCTGTCTGCGGAATTGGTCCCACACTAATACGCGGATGTTGCCATCATATACGTTGGCGTTGTTGTCGCCAGTATCGGACTTTCCGGTAGAACCAACAATCTCTAATGCCCGTTTACGAAGGGCTGTAGGCACAACAAGAAGGTTTGGCGACATCCCAGCTCGGTGTCCATTTTCGTCTTTTGTGTCGAACATCTTCTGGCACACGACCTCAAGATTTTCTTCGTTTAGCTCTAAAGCTTCGAGATTGTCCTGGGTAGACTCGAAATTTGCCGAAGTTTGCGCGCTACTAGCGATTGGGAGTCCATTCGCGGTTTTATTCCACGCGAGCGGAACGCCGTTGACGCTATACCCACCTGCTTGGTCGGCATAAGTGAAGATGCCCCCTGCGCACTCCTTACGAGTACGAGCTGCACCAAGAGCAAACATACCATGCTCAGTCTTGAGGTTAATAAGCTTGGCATTCGAGAGTAAGAAACGGTCATACTTCATTCCTGCTTGGAAAATTATGGGAGTCCATACCTTAGTGCCGCCTTCTTTAACGGCTGAATAGGTAAATTCTCCATTCCATTGAGTAAAGTCAACTGCACCCACCATCTCACTGATTGCCTCGGTTGCGTTATCGGATTGAACCGTGTCGAACAACAAGGGGATGGCAGGGTCCTTTGCCGCCAACGCATACTTATCTTGCCAATATTCTAAGATCGGGTTTTCATATAAGGAAACCATCTTCTGAAAATTACCACTATCTTGAATCATTACACCCATTCTAATACACCTCTATCTTTCTTAAATTAAGCTTGGCAAATGTTCTTACCAGCAATCATTTGTACTTTCAAATTTGTGGCATCCTTCTTCAAAATCCGTAAATGCCCACCAGTAACCGTAGCACTCGCCACATTAGCCCCATTAGCATCCAACACGGCCAATTTCAATCCAGGTAAGAATGTAGCAGCCGCCGTTCCTGTGTAATCAGCCTCGATGATATCCCCAGGCTTAACTAACTCCATCACAGCCAGAACATCCGTCCCTGCATCAGCCGCCTTAACACAAACAGCCTCAACCGCCGCTGCTGCAGCCGATTTTGTCCAACGATTTGACGATAAATAATACCCCTGTCCTACTACAGCCGCCTCAGAGTCAGTCATATAAATGTCCTCTACAAATTTGCCATGGTAGTTCCCAAGGATACTACCGATAATTTTTAACGCCATGGTTCACACTCTCCTTATTTCTTTAAATACTTAGCCTCTTTCTTCCGAGCCTCAGCCTCCGTATAACCCATCGCTTTCCAGACGCGCATCTTCTCGGCAGAGACTTCAACCTCTTTACCCTGTACCTGATTCCCACTCTTTTCTGTCCCCAAATGAGCTTTACTTCCGATATTGCGAATTGCCCCTTGCGCCCCTTCCTCCTTAGCTCTTTGGCGAATCTCAGCGCGATTAACAGCCTCATAAGCTTCTAAAAGGGTCATCCCTCTATACGCCTTCTCCTTAATAGCATCAAAGTTCGGTAACGCTTGCATATCCGCTAATGTCTTTACCTTCAAATCCGGATACTCGTCTGCTAACTCCTTAATCTCAGCGTTAATTGCAGCTTGGCCCTGCTGCGCTTTTGCCGCTTTGATATCGGGATGATTCGCAACGAGTTCATTAATCAGGTCAGGGTCAACGCCCTTTGCTTTGTACTCTTCCTTTTGTAGAGCAGCCTCAAATTCCTCAACCGTGTTAATTCCATGAGACTTGCCATATTGTGCGGCAACGTCAGCATCAGAGTAGACCCCATATTCCTTGCCGTATTTACGAGCAATCTCTTGGTCACGCTTACGTTGTGTCTCTAGGTCTGCCGCTCGCCTTTCAGCCGCTTCAGCTTTACGCCTCATTTCAGCAAAGGCGGCATTTTGCTCAGGAGTTTGTCTTGTCTGAGTAGCGACCTCAGTACCACCTTGAGAACCTTCTTGGATTCCCTCAGTTCCGGTTTCGCCTCCGGTTAACTCTCCTGCTTGTGTTCCTTCGGTTCCTGTGTCTGTGGAGGTGGCGGCCCCTCCGATTGCGCCATCTTCATCCATCATTGGACGTAGGGTTTTTAGATTGAAAATGTTAAACATGATAATTCTCCTTTGCGTAAGCACCCGCCGGCGTATTACACCTATTTGGAAGGTGAGTCCTGCCTCAAATTAGGCATAAGAAAAAGGCGACTGGTATTGCCGCCTTAACTGGATGGATTGTGGTTATTTGCCGTTGTTGTTTGATTTCTTTGAACGCAAGTCACCCTGATTCTTTAAAATCTTTGTGGCTGGCTTACTGCGCTCTCCAGAAGTCCCGTAGGTAAATGAGCTTTTTACGGGCATTGCACGGTCTAGGTTTTTTCCGTTTGCCATTATGAATCACCTCCTTAACCTAAAGATGGGTAAAATAAAAGAGCCACTATTTAGCGACTCGTCGGTTGACTATCATTCAGCTCTTTCTTAATAGCGGCACACGCAGGGCACTCTTCCCCTTCGAGATACATACCACAATAATCATCTGTGTCTGAATTACATGGTCCGCTACACATTAACGCATTAATCATTTACTATTTGTCCCCAATACGTTTCTCTCAATCCTATCCTCAACCCTGCGGTTCATCCACATTAGGGCTTCTTCGATGTGGGTTAATGCTACTGCGTTTTCCCTTGAGCTAAAAGGCCCTGCCTGAAATGATTGTAATCTATGGCGAACAATCTCAAGTAAATCTCCATCTAGTACACCGTGGATTGAACCTTCTTCTTTCCTTGCACCGTTCTGAAATTGGATAAACGTAGATACATTTTTATTTCCAGCCTCACCTATAATCTCGTAAAGATGATTCGCACCGCCGTTTCCTTTTTCATCACAGGTACGCACTTCGTTTAGCTTTTCTCTCTTTTGAATCGTTGATAAATTTGACATAATTATCATTCCTTTCAATTTTACATAATAAAAGAGCCTTCTCAGCTCATCAGTTGACTAACTCATATGTCTTCTCGAAAGTATCTGGTTTACAGGGATAAAACTCGCCGCTTACACCCTTGATGATAAAATCGCCACTACTTGCCCTCATGGTTCCTTCTAGCGTGACAATCTCCATGTAATTTTCGCCTACTGGCTCCAGAGCCTTTCCTTCACAGAACTCATGTATGTCTGCCGTATTTTCCCCATCAAATTGTACCGCCTCAATCACCACGGGTTTTTTACGATACTTCGCCATCGTCTTATCCACCATACCTTTCTTTCTCAGCTCATCAGTTGACTTTATTTGATTCCGCATTTTGCAGTTTGAAGCAAGAATCCGAGCAACTCCCACACCTTGCTTTTAATCCTATCTTTACAAATACTTACCCCAATCTCTTGGTTAAAGTTCTTTGGGTCCACGCAACTTGAGGATTCAACAACCACAAAGTCGTTTACTAAAACCGCCCTAACGACAGTTGTTTTATCGCCTATGGTAAAGTCCTCATACCCTGCAATGAAGTTATCGACATTTTCAGTAGTGATAGTATTGTTGTCGGATACCTGCATGTACGCTTCCTCGAATACTTCTTTCGGAGACCAGCTAACGTAATCATCCGAATACTTAACGAGGTATCCTTCTCTTTTAGGATTCTCGTCAGTCGGAATGGTCCATCCCTTGAACTCGTTGTAGTCCCCTAGGTTCATTGGTTTTGATTCAATCATCTTAAATCCGATATACTTATCCATTTTCATTTCCCTCTTTCATTAATTCTTTCACCGAATAAACAGAACAAAATATCTTCGCCAAATTAACGACCGTTGTCTCAACAGTTTGCAATTTCTGCCTCCTAACGATTGTAGGAGAATCGGCCTCATCCATTAAATCGTCTGCCATGTCACTTAAATCGGCTACAACAATGTGATAAAGCTCATGGACAATCGACTCTTCCCACTCATCAACTAGTTTTGTATGGTCAACGTTGACATAAATCACAGCCTCTTTCCTTAACCTGTAGCGGTTACACATCATTGCCGTATCTAGGTTATCGGAATCGAAGATATGCTTCATCTCGTATTGGCTTATATACTCGACTGATATATCCAAATCCTGAATTCTGAGGATTTTGGCAAGTGACTTCACGATTTCTTCGAGCTTTTCTTTAGGTGGTAGCAATTACTCTCCACCTCCTGCAATCTGTTGCAATATAGCAATCTGTTCTTCCTGCGGTCTACTTAAAAACACTTCCAACTTATCGGATTCCATCTGCAACAATAACCTCTGTACAGGCTCTGGAAACTCCTGTAAGGCTTGTTCTATCTCAGGAGGTATATTTGTCTCTCCTTGCGGTTGCTCGCCCTCCCGTGACATCCTAGCCTCTCCTACAGTACCTTGTGCCTCTCCTGTTGGTTGCATTTGTTCTAAATCCTGTGGTTGAAGTTGTATCCCTGCTTTTGCCGCTAATTGAATCTGTCCTGCAATCGGTAAATCCCTAAATGAGATTGATTCAGCAGGTCCCTTTTGTTCCTCCTGCTTAGGTGCTTGTTGCATCTGCTTAACAATCTGCCCCATCTCGTCAATGACACCCTGTAGGTCAGGCACACCAAGTTTGTTTAAGAGCTTCAAGAAGGTCAGGTTCCCGGGGTTTGGCTCGAATCGTCCTTGTCCTGCAAGATTGCTCAAGGTGTTGAACACTTCGCTTCTCGACTTCATGAATCCGCTCTCTGCATTAATCTCAATGTCAAAGTCAGGATAAATGTAGTTGCCCGACATATCTTTGAGCATTGCCAGCCTGTCGAATTTGCCATACTGTGCCTTTGGTTGTGGCATAGATGGGCCTGCATTCGGGTCTTGCAATGGTTCTCCTTTAATTCTGAACGGCCTAGCTTCGTCTACAAAGGCTAATGCAAAGTCTGCAATCGTTCTGTATATCCTTTTGTAAGCAGAAGCCTTATAAGCTGTTTTAAGGGCTACTTTGAAGTTTGCTTGCTCAACATATACCTGAGCTTGCCGGCCACTCGTTACGCCTTGGTCTCGAACACCTAACGCCGAGTTTGTGGCTCCTGTTAGTAACTGCATCCACTCTTTGAGCTGATTAATCCATGCTACTCCGTCGATGTTGCTGTTCATGTCGATTTCTTTTGTCGATTGGTTCGGGTCCTTAACGTAAATCACACTAGAGATAGATGATTCAAGGGCAATCTTTACTTCTTGGCTGTCACAGAGAATCTTCTTATTTCCCTTTAAATGCTGTTCCTCATGCTGATAAACCGCTTTTTTGATAGCCTCGTTAATATCGTGAATATCCTCCATAATGGAGATTCCCCAAAAGGACTTGTCTCTTGGAATGAAGGGCTGATAAATTAAATCCCATGACTTGGGAACATAATAGTCAACCTCTTTGCCTTCGTATTCCTCAGTATTGGCAATCTCTCCCTCAATTCTGCGATGAAAGAACTTTGGTAGATGGCTAATAACTAAGTCACCAGACCACCATAGCTTACATATGTCGCCCTCTTCATCCCTGTAGGATGTTTCTACGATGGTGTACTTAGCTAACCCCATTTCCTGATCTCCTGCGTCTTGATCGGAAACGGTTATTCGCTGCGAACCACTCATTTCATCATACTCATGAAAGAGTTGAGCTTTATTCTCAAGCACTTCCTTTGTGATATGCGGCCATTTGCGAATAATGTAATTGGCTGTGCGATTGTTCGGATGATGATAGTGCTCCATATCGTCGATTGACGTTGCTCCATGATTTGGGATAATGTCTTTCGGATGAGGCATGGAGATTTCTATTTCCCCGACATAACCTGCTTTTTTGACGTTGTTGTTCCAATGAATCTTGTGGAAAGCCCCACCGAACTTCATTACTCGACGTTCATTGTGGAGATTGATTTCTTCGAGTGATGGTTGAGCAGAACGAACAACATACATGACATAGTTTTTGAGGATTCCAACAGACTCTTCATCATCCTGAGCTATGGCCTTGAAGTCAGGGTCAGGGACATCCAGGCTGATCAAGCTCTCCACTATCATTCGAGGGAAATTAATAATCGTGCGTGGACTCCTGTTGGAATTGGTTAGCTCATCCTCAACATTTTGGAAGTCCCTACCTGCATTGTATACGCTCTCCCAAGCATCAAACCTCTTATCCCAGGGTGCTTTAGCTCGTTTGTCTGCCTCAAACACAGGTTGCCATTGCTCTATGAGTTCGCGGTCTGCCTCTTCTTGTTCGGCATCGACTACCATTTCTTTTTTGCCCATGATTTTACCAACTGCCTTTCGAGCCTTAGTCATAAGCGACATTGTTTCACCTCTTTTCAGACATAATAAAAACAGGTCGCTTGAAACGTCCTGTTCTGGTTTTCCGATTAAGCTAAGTTAATACATAAAAATCTTTATTGTCATTATCCCTATCAGGGTCACTGAAGGCCATATCAACGCTATAATACCCTCCGTAGTTTGACGTATGCCAGAACTCTTTATATTCTCTTACTTCTGGCTCTCCTGTTTCTTCTTCGTATTCATGTCCACTTGCCACTACTGTTTTTATATTTTTGTCTTGGTCTAGCTTGGAAAGCATTTCAATCAACTCTTTGACCTTCATATTTACTTCTTCCTCCGATACTTAGCCATCTCCACATACTTATCACTGAACTCGATATTAGCCTTAACCCTTGCCTTCTCTTCTTCGCTCATGTTGGGAGGTAACTCGAATTGAGCATTGCGTTCGACTGTGAAACGTTGTTGCGTTCTACTTGCATTAGCGATCATATCCGACATTAGGATATCGTCGTGTTTGCCTGACTCTGCATCGGGTCTGCCGTTTTTATCCTTAACAAAAGTTAAGCATTCCTGAAGCATCTCAATATGAGTAAACAGGTCGATGTTTTCCTTTATCAAGACTATTTCCAAGCTAATCATATATGGTCTAGTGTTGCCATCGGTCTTGTAACCGTCCTTGTATTGTTTCCTGTGACCAACTTCATCTAGTAATTCTCGCCTATATTGTCTTGGGTAATTAAGACGAGCCAATTCAAGCACAGGATATAAGTCGAAGTTGACTTCTATTGAGATAAGTGCATTGTTGTAATACCGACCTAAGCAATACATTTGATGAGCGTATGGGTCGGCTCCTAAGTCGCTATGTAGGGTTGCTACACGCTTACCGTTGGAGTTATCAAGAACTGTACTAGCGAAGGAATCACTCCCTTCACCGCTCGTATCGCCGCCGGCAACATAAGGATGTCCCGCTTTTGGTTCCTCGTAGATGTAAATAAAATCACCAAGACCTTCAACAAATCTGATTGAGCTGTCTTTGATTTTGTCCTTGGTCTCAGGGTCGTTCCATTCAAATAAAAAAGAACCTCGTTTGGGAGGTTTCAATTTATATTGCTTTTTGAGTTGTTCAATCCTCATTGTTACTTGCTTTACGTTAAACACCGGACGGCCTGTAGAAAGGAAACTTTCGGCTGGAAAACTGGGATTTTCTTGTTTCATCATATCCCAATCGCCGTTACAGTCATTCTTTGCCATCCAGATATACCACTTTATCTGCTCAGGAGTAAGGTTAAATAGTCCGGTTATCTCCTTGATGTACTTAGAGTTCTCCTCATCCAGCGAGGACATTATATCGACTAGCTCTTCTTTCGTGCATGGCATTACATTTAACGGGTCATCGTGCCATGCAAAGAACATTGGAATCCATTGATTTTCACCGGCCTCTGCTGCATCCCACAGGTCCTTGAAGTCGTTCATTCCATTGCCGGTGCTTTCTATCACTACTATTGTTCCAGGTACTTTAGGGACTGATTGGAGAATACCGGTTAAGCTTTTCTTTGGATTTCCCTTATAAAAGGCAAACTCTGATAAGTGAACATAAAAGTTAGTATCAGAACGTCCAATATCTTCACTACCTGCTGTTTGGACTTTTATTCTACTGTTTAAGCCTTCCATTTTTCCTTTGTAATGAGGGGGCTTATCAAATATCAACTCTCTTGCGTTAGACGCTTGTTGTAAGGGTTGAATTTGAGGTGGTAAATACTTGTAAATATACTTAGACTTTTCAAAAATGGCATTCGTGCTATCATCACGATGGGCGACTACAAGAGCACTTCTGTTTTTATTCTTTACCGTCCTACAGAGGTATTTAGCCTGAACATATGTTGAAATGCCACCTTGGCGATACTTCAATATAATAATCCTGACCGGTATTCCCTGGGACTCAAGTTCCTTTATCTTTGCCTCAATTCTCCTTTGAGTATTATTGAGAACAAAGGGTATTTGATCTCCTTCTTTGTTGACGATCTTAACGTTGTACTTGAGGAAGTACTCATCATCCCTCCTAGCCGCCTCCTGCTTTAATTGCTCATAATAGGCAGCCAATTGGGCTTGAGTCATTTTCTTCTGCTTAGGTTGCTCTTCTGCAGTCTTTACCCCCTCTCTCTTTACTGCCATTGCAACCATTCCTTAACCCATATCATTTCGAGGCACTTGTTACCTCTCCACCTGACACATGATGCGCAGTTTGTCTTATTGTAGAGAATATCTATCGGTATAAATTCGTCACACGCTCTATTTTCTCCCATGGGTTGTCCTCCTGATAGGAAAATATTTGGTAGAAGTATCAAGAGTTGAACTTGAATCTGACAATTATAAGTTGTCGGCTTTACCATTAGGCTATACTTCCATACTTGTCTTAAACTTTATTCTAAACGTTAATTATGACGTTTAAGGTTGCATTTAAAGGTAAGTTGCATGTCTACAACGTAAGACGAGCTTTTTTCGCTGAAATCATGGGATTTTGGGTTTAGAAGAAGGAGTTAATGAGGGGAGAAATTAAAGATTGACGAGAGGCAATCAGCGACTTGTCGGATTGCCAAATCAAACACTATCTCGAACCCCCTAGCCCTTAAACTTCTTCCACTCTATGCCGCCGTGAATTCTTATCTTGTAATTCTTAAACATGGTTTTGAGAACCTTGTTTATTCGATTACCCTTGCAGAACAACCATGGATTAACAAAGAATTGGCGATTCT